ATTTGACCCTGTAAGTGATGCTGCCTTTGATACGAGTAATAGATTATGGATAGGCGGGGGGTTTGAAGGTTATCAAACTGGCAGTATTATTTATACTGCTAAAAAATTAGCATGTTTGAGTGCGGGTCCTGCTGCTTTTTCAGTCAATAACCCCCTACCTTATAATTTCATTCGTGGTGATAGTATAGACAGCGTCCAGAATAGTTATAACGGAGCATTAATCAGTATCACAGGGGTCTTCAGTTCAACACAGACACCACCTACTACTAATTTTGGCGTCATCACGATAGGTGGTCTTAATGATTTAGCATTAAGTCAGGTTGTGGATACATCTGGTTTTATACCGGGTCGTTGTCTTTTAATTGATGTAAATACTTATGTCGTAGCGATTGGAACACAGGGCGGGACCGACGGACCAGGAGCATTATCCGGACGTGATAGTGGAACAACCGCGATATTTGCGAAAGGTCTCGTTGATATTACGAATACATCTCTTAACTGGAATTATAAAGCAATAGCGGCAGGTGGGGATAATTTGAACTTTATTGATTTTGATTTCTTTTATGACACCGACATTGACCCGCCAACAGACATCGGTAATGCCTTTTCAGGTTATTTTAATGGTTCTTCTGGTGGTGGGTCAGTTCTCACTTTTGTCGGCGGGGCGACAGTAAGATATCCAAAAACATCTGGTGCGATAGGGGATGCTACAACAGCCACAATTCAGGGAGCATATTCATCACTTTCTTTAATAGGTGATTTACCGAATAATAAATGGGATTTGATTTCCACCACAGGAACAGTAGTATTTTCGCCTTAATATCGCATAAAATAATCTAAATATATGTTATAAGGATGCCCGTTATAACACATATCGCACGACAACTCTTCTCGTATCCCTTTATGGTGAAGGTGTGGGAAAAAGCAACTGCTAAAGAAGCAAAACTATTTTGGACTAACCAGCGCCCTCCATACTCCAAAACGAGTTCCAACACGACGCGATCCACTTGAATATTTTAGGCATTTATATATTCGTAAGATAAAAATCCTACGCATATATACTGATAAATCATTAGCGTTGTGATACAAAGTTCGCAACAATTTCGTCATAAGACAACCCGCTTTCTTTCTTAACCCTTGACATAAAGTCATAGTAATCGGTCAGGTCTTGTCCGTGATTAAGCATCTGCGACAAACGCATAACATCGTGCGCCCCGCATGTTGCTTTATCGCTTCCTTTGCTTTGATATTGAACGGGATTGTGAATAACATTAAACTCCTTCTGCGACTTTAGAAGGTTGGATAGATACGGGACTGCTTCACCGAGCATCTGCCTATCACGCGGGTTCGTCCATTTAAGCGGGGCATCTATTGCCGAACCATAAGAACAGAAGAACTCAATCGTGCTTCCATATCGCATAATAAGAACCCAATGACCGCTATTCGTCTCTTGCTGGTATAATAAAAAAGCATAGGACTTATCCTTCGGGAGCAATTGAGTAATGGTCTTGTAATTCTTAAGGTCGCTGTATCGCATAATCTTCGCATTCGGGTAATAGGCGCGAATGTCCGTATCATCCATCGGTTCTTCTATAATCTCTTCCACGATTGGACTTTCCTTCTTGCTGACTAAATCCACATTCGGTGGAAGTGCCGGCTGTTTCGCTCCACCCCGTAAATGATGGAACGGAGAACCGCCCCAGAGAACTTTGATTGCGAGATTATTTTTTGACATCGGGTCATCCTTCCACGACCCCTTAATTTTTGTAGCTCTTGCGAGATATGCGGAGCGGTGTTTTTGGGCCTCTTTGTTTCCTTCCTTCATCCCGTAATCAATAAAATCGCCATAACCTTTACGCCCGAACTTGACACCATTGAGTTCTAATTTATGGACGCCATCGGTCGCATATTTTAGATTATTCCAGTCAGCATATCCCGCCTTCTTTGCGAATGCTTTTGCCTTCTTCAAATAATCTTCCTCGCCACCCCCACTATACATCATCGGGTTATTCGGGTCAAATGGCATAACCTTAAATTGTGATGACGGAGTTCGTGATTGCCACATACTATCATCTTCCTTCTCATATTCACTCGCAGCCCCTCGCATGTGAAAAAAAGGCGACTTACCGCCCTCATACTTACCTTCGGGTGCTGGTGGTGGTGGCGGTGGCGGTGCGATCATATCATCATCATCTTCTTCCTCTTCCTCTTCGTCTTCAGGACCCAATAGTTCGGCACAATCGGCACATACTGGTCCTTGTTCTGTATCTCTTCGTCCAGCATATTCAGGACTTCCCCACATAACATCTTGTCCGCACTCGGCACAAACAAAAGCAATATCGCGAGCAAAATCATCTTCGCTTTCCTCACTTGCGTCTTCCATACTATCTTCTTCTTTCTCTTCTTCGCCTTCTTCTCCCATCGGGTCATCACGCGGGGCAGGGTCGGCACCACCCGCAATTTCGTAAGGTTGCGTCGTTCGTCGTTCATTCTCAATCCAATCCCATTCATCATCACCCATACGACATTCGGGACATAGATGAACTTCATTGTGTATCTGTCCGCCAGTTAAAATATCATCCATGTCATCGCCATAATAACCGCCACCACTCATTTTTGGAACCGGTATTCTGTGTTCTTTAATCGTCGCAACGATTTCCGCTTTATCAGCGCGGGTGATGGATGGAAGGACAATCTTGTTATGTTCCTTCGCCCAATCGGCAACCGCTTCAACGAGACAACGGCGGGGCAATTCACTCGTCATCTTCTTCATCTCTGCGTCGGTTAGATCGTCTTCCAATTCAACCACTTCGTTTGCGTGTCCGTAAGGTTTGCGGGGCAGTTTCCAACCCTCGCGGTTAGGATTAGGGCCACGCATCGCCATCTTTGTTTGGCGGACGCTGGAAGCATGTTTGCGTGGATGCTTCGGGCATTTACCCGATTGTGCTTGCTCTTGTGATTTAGGCACATCAGTCCAGTCCAACTCTTCTAAATCAGGGAACTCTTCATCCAATTCATCTTTACGCCTTATCAGTTCTCGCAAATCAGCAAACTTCGCTTCACCCAACAAACCAATAACATCTTCGGTTTTAGGGTCAATAACCCGCCGTTTTTCAAAAGACAATCCCGCCCGCGCCTCTTCCACATAATAAACCCGAACTGGATTTTTTAGCGTCCATTCGGCAACATCCAATTCGGGTTCGGGTTCGGGTTCGGGAACATATATGGCTTTCATCGCGACGAGTGCCTTTCTCGCTTCAGCTTTAGTTTCACCTGTAAGTCGTGCTCTTTTAGCAACTATTGCGTCGTCTCGTAATTTAATCATTTCCTCCATTCCCACATTGGTTCTCACTCTTGGTTCTTTTGACTTCTTTTTTGCGACTTTGCGAACCGCTGCCGTGATTTTTCGCGCCGCAATATCTTCAACCCTTTTTTTCTCCTGTGCTTTGAACTCTTGATAAGACAAACCCGATGACCTCCTTCTGCTTGCCTCTCCCGCGCTTGAAGTAAGCATCCATTTTTTAAAGTTTCCCTGTGGATCAACATCAATAGGCACGAGTTTTTCTCCCTTGCTGAATGCCTTCGCTTGACGCTGTGCCTCATAATTGGCATAATCGTTTATACTATCGCGGATATATTTTGGTGTTTTTGGATTATTCGTATAGTCGTGTATAAGAACCATTTGTTTTATCTTTAGCCATTCACCCTCGTCGCGTTCCCGATATGGTGTTGCTCTTTTCCTCGCCCACCACTCTTCTTGTGTTTCCGGTAAGTTCGGGAGAAACTCTTTTCTCCCTGTTTTTTTTAGATGTTCCTCCCACCATTCATCAGCAGCAGCTTTACCTTCCTTTGCCATTCTCAATTTGTATTCTGGTGAAAGTGATTTAACCTCGCTTCCTGTGCCTTGCGACATCAAAAGTGGTATGCCCCCCTGCTGAAACCTCCTAACTTGTTCGTTCGCTGCTTTCGTGCCTGGAAGCATTGTGATTGTGAATAATATAATCTATACACAGAAAAATATAT